TTTCGGCTCCAGAACCCGGAATACATCGGAGGATCGAAAATACCCATCACCATCAACCCAGTGGCCCAAACAGCGGCATACGACGCCGATGGCGGAACAGTCGACAGCGCACTAGGTAACCTCGGAGCCGAAGCGCACGCAAGCTCGAGCCGCGGAACCTACCGATACGCGGCAACGGAGCACGGGTATATCATCGGCGTAGCAACAATCCGGGCGACCCCAACGTACCAACAGGGAACACGCCACCACTGGAGACAACAGACACGCTACGACTTCCCGGACCCAATCCTGATGAACATCGGAGAAGTCGCAATACCCACGCAGGAAATCTTCCAGCCGGCGAACAACACACCGACCAACGCCACATGGGGCTATCAAGAAGCATGGGCACAGTGGAGAATCTGCCCGAACGAAATCACCGGCCAACTGCGAAGCACGAACGCAACTCCGATGGACTGGTGGCACCTGGCTGAAGAATTCTCAGGAGAACCAGCACTCAATGCGTCCTTCATCACAGACAAGACGCAGGAAACGCTTGCACGCTCACTGGCGACAGCACCGAACGAACAATGGTCTGCACAGTGCATCATGGACATCACGCACCACAACAACGTCGCCCGACTCATGCCGGCCTACAGCGTCCCGGGCCTTAGGAGATTCTAATGGGATGGTTCGGCAAAATCGTCGATAAGATCAACCCGTTCGACAACCTTCTAGACAAGGCGATATCCATCGGAGGAGACCTATTCGGAGCCAACTCGGCAAAGAAGAGCGCGCGAGAGCAGATGGCCTTCCAAGAACGAATGAGCAGCACGAGTTACCAACGAGCAGTGAAGGACATGATCGCAGCAGGACTCAACCCGCAACTGGCATACAGCCAAGGAGGAGCGACAACACCAAGCGGCGCACTAGCCGACGTCCCGCAACAAATGGGAAGCCGAGCCATAACCAGCGCCTCAACGGCGGCAGCAAATCGCGCGCAGATACTCAACCTCAATGCCAATACCGCCCTCACGGCGGAGAAGGCCGAGCAAGAGAAGATGCAAACGGACAGCATGCGCGCCAAGTACCAAGACCCGGCGAATAGGAACAACTTCACAAACCTTGAAATTCAGGAAAAGGTGACCGGACTCGACAAGCTGAAAGCGGACGCCGAACGCGCCCGCCATGAGGCGGGAATCCGCGACACCGAAGCGAGAATGAAAAAGGTGGAGGAAGCGATCCTAGAAGCGACAGCCGCATCCACCATCAACAGCGCCAAATCACTCGCGGCCATCCGCGACAAGGAAGTGACCGCAGCAGAACTGAAGAACATACTCACCCGACTCCAACTGCCCGAAGCACAAGCGATGGCAGACTGGTTCGAACACGTGGGCGAAAGCTCACCGGCCATGAAGGCCGTCATGTCCATATCCCAATGGCTTAAGTACATCCTGAGGTAACACCATGAGCATCTATCAGAGAAACCGACTCCGGGCCCGCACCGAAAACTGGGAGCCAACCAAGGCCGACCAATCAGCCGCCGCTTCCACCGATATCAACGTAATCGTGCGAAACGCACGCGTCCACGGCCAAATGCCGAAAGGAAAAGACCCCATCTATGGGGACTTCTCCGACCTACCAACAACACTGCAAGAAGCGCTCGAACTCGGACACCAAGCACGCCAAGCGCAAAAGGAACTACCGGCGGCACTCCGAGACCTCACGCCGGCGCAGCTACTCACCGCACAACCGAGCGAGCTGCTCCAACGCATCAAGGACTACGACACCGTGCAAACCCGGCGCGCCAAACTGCCGGCACACCTGCAAGCGCTGCCGGCGAAAAGCATCCTCGCCTTGACGGACGACCAGATGACGGCGATACTCACGCCCGCCAAACCGAACGAACCGCCAAAGGAACCACCAAAATGAAGTCCCACATGTACTCAATCCGCGACCGGCTTCTGAACTTCTACATGCGCCCATTCACGGCGCCGACGGACCAAGAAGCACAAGCGGCCATCGCCTTCAACATCAACAGCGAGGAAATCCGAGATGCCGTCACCCAAGCACCGCACCACTTCGAACTCTGGAAGATCGCCACCATCGAGGAAAACGGGGACGTCGTCCCGGCAAAAGAGTTCCTTTGCGAATGCTCCAGCCTCATTCGAACACGTGTTCGGGAGGGCCTCGCCGGAGGCGAACGAACTCAACGGCCAACTGACCCGAACGAAAGAGGCTCTGGAAGCGCACCTCGCGCTCAAGGAGCCGAAAATCGCCCTGTACCGGATTCGGCACAGGGCTAAGGCTCGCAGGCTCGCCAGACACGCAGCCATGCTCAAGGAAGCAATAAAGGCTGCTCAGACACCCACTGCCTAGGGCAGAGAGGGTGTCAACAGTACCATCTAGATCTAGTAGGACGATGGTACCGGTGGTATAAGGGGGGCGTCACAGCCCCCCTTTTAATGCATGAGGAGATATGTTATGCGCCGCAAGCCAATGTCTGGCCGCAGCTACAGCAAGAAGCACAACCGAACGAGCAAACGAACCAAGGCGATTAACACGCCCGGAATGATTCTCCGAGGCGGACGACGCCTCTAATGGCATGCGAAGCACCCATACCCGCATACAGGCCCGCCACTGGCGGGCCTCTTAAATTCCGGCCTCCAACTGACGGCCGGGCATACATCCCAATACAAATTCCCTGCGGGATATGCATCCTCTGTCTGGAGGAAAAAGCACGGCAGTGGGCCGTGCGAATAGCACACGAAGCAACAATGCACGAGCATTCATGCTTCATAACGCTCACCTACAACAAAGAACACGAACCCGCACACGGAAGCCTTCAATATGACGACCTCCAAAAATTCTGGAAGCGACTACGTCAGAACATGGTTCGCGAAGCTAAGAGAAATAGAACGAAGCTGCCAGCCACGAGATATTACGCAGTCGGTGAATACGGAGATATCGGACACCGACCGCACTACCACGCATGCATCTTCGGTCACTCGTTCACACGTGAACGGCGCATTCTGCGCACTTCACCAACAATCCTCTGGACCAATCCCGATCTGGAACGAGCATGGAGCGACAACAAGGGAAAACCAATCGGATACGTGAGCGTCGGAGCGCTCAACTACCTCACAGCAAGCTACACCGCAAGCTATGTCACCAAGAAGCTTGCGCGCAAACAGAAATACGTCCGGATAGACGAACAGACGGGCGAACTCATCGCCCTAGAACAACCGCGCGCCTTCATGTCAAAGAACATCGCACGCGAGTGGTATGAGAAATTCGGTCATCAAGTGACCGAAAACGATTACATCGTGATAAACGGAACGCGACAGAAACCGCCAGCTGCCTATGATCGCTGGCTGAAGGCGCGCGACGAAAAGAAAATAGAAGAGATAAAGGAAAGGAGAAAAGAACAAGCAACTAAGCTAACTTCAGAGCAACTCCGCGCGCGCGCGCGAAACGCGCACGCACGCGCAAAGAGCAAGAAGAAGAGCGTGTAACCGCGAGCTAGCCCTACGGGCTCGCGGACACGCGGAAAAGAATGGGATACCCACCGGTTTACCCACACAAAGTGTGGATAAACCCGTGGATATCCAATCCACGGAAACGAACCAAGGAGCTAACGTCCATGTTACGAAACAAAACAGCACAAACACACAAATTCAGCGTCATACCGGAATCACACATCCCCCGGTCACGCTTCGCGATGCCGCAAACGCGAAAACAAGCGTTCGACGCAAGCCTCATGATTCCAATCCAAGTGGAACCGGTCTTGCCGGGAGACGTGTGGGAACATAGAGAAAGCATCGCGGCACGCCTGCCGACAATGATCGCACCACTAGTCGACGACCTCGACATCGAAACGTTCTACTTCTTCGTACCAAACCGGCTCACGTGGCCGGAATGGGAAGAATTCATCACGGGAGAGGACGACAGCCTCACACTGCCGACCATCTGGCCAAGAGTGGCGGGAGTGAACAACGAACTGAAAGCGGGAAGCGTCTGGGATCACATGGGACTACTCCCAAAGGTGTACTCCAACGCAGACGCCATGAAGATGAACGCACTACCGACGTTCGCCTACTTTCTAATCTGGAATAAGTGGTTCCGCGACGAAAACCTCCAAGAGGAATGGTCATGGTCCGACACATGGACCAACGACAGCAACACCGCCATCACACAAGACGGAACGCCGTGGGAGCAAATGCCGCTTCGCGTCAACAAGAGGCATGACCTCTTCACCAGCGCATTACCATGGCCGCAAAAAGGCGCGGCAGTCACGATGCCACTAGGCAGCACCGCGCCAATCATCGGACTCGGAGTCCAAGGCGCAGCTACGGCAGGACCAGTCGCGGCCAACCAAACCTTCGGCAGCAGCACCTCATACGCCAACTACTACAGCGGCGCAAACCCGCTAATCGAAGCGGACCCAACGAACAACGCGTACCACAACGTCTATGCAGACCTCAGCGCCGCAACAGCGGCAACCCTGAACAGCCTCCGACTCGCGTCAGTCACGCAACAACTGCTGGAACTAGACGCACGCGGCGGAAGCCGATACGTAGAAAACCTGCTCGCGCACTGGGGGGTAAGGAGCCCAGACTTTCGGCTCCAGAACCCGGAATACATCGGAGGATCGAAAATACCCATCACCATCAACCCAGTGGCCCAAACAGCGGCATACGACGCCGATGGCGGAACAGTCGACAGCGCACTAGGTAACC